GGGCTTTTATGTCACAGAGTAATTCAAACTTTCTGGAGCTTGCTATGGTATGTTTATTAAGTTGCTATACTATATAGGGAAAATAAACATTATAATACATAGTTATACTTATATTAATACGTTTGTCAACACTTATCTTGCATTTCCTGATACATCATAGATAAATTTTCCAGTGCGAATTGCTTCCATTATATCATCGGAATTTTTTTCGTACTCTTTGGCTGACATTGCCTGAACGGCAGATTCACGTAAGTAGTCACCTGTATCATCCTCTTGTGGCTTTGTTCGTGTACTCTTTGCGTTAGTAGCACGAGCCGCATCTTTTGTTGATGGTGCTTTCTTCTCGTTAAGTCCTTTGTCTACTTTATATAGATCAATGGCCCTAGCAGCAGAACGAGCATCATCATCATTTTCATAGAGAGCATCCTGTACCCACTTAGGCTGTTCTTCAGCCCAGTTGTGAAACTCATCAGTCTCTCTTATATCATTAAAATCTGGATGCAATTTTAAAAGTTCAGCCTCAGCTTTCTCTTTTGTTACGTTTAATTGCATAGTATTTAATTCTTTTACACGCTTATCTAGTACGTCAGTTTGCTCTTTAGCTTTTTTAATAGCTATTGTTTCAACTATTGCAGCTACGTCAGGGTACTCTTTTGCCCACAATTCTATGTCTTCATCAGACTTAGGTAAACTTATTTCCTTGCGTGTTGACTCATCAAGTTGCCTTTTAAGTGCGTCTATTTGCGTTTGTAAGTCATTTTCCTTTTGTTGGGAATGTCTACGTAAGTCACCGTAACGCTTTTTAAAAGTTTTTTCTTCAGGGGTATTAGGTTCAACTTCTTCAGGCTCTGCCTCTTTAGTTTCTTCCTTGTGATCTTGAATGAGTTCTTTTAGCTCTTCTTCGTCTTTCTTAATCCTATCGTCATTAGCGGTAGGTCTATC